CTAGTAGACAGATATGGAATATATGTAAAAGCAGGTGAGGGCAACGTATCCTCTTCAAATACATATCTAAATGTAGGCAACAATAACCAAGGTTATCCAAACGCTACATATCCCGTAATACGATTTGATGCAGATAATAATCATAGCATAGGAGATTTCTTCAAAAGAAATTCAAAAATGAAGAATATCAACATTTATGGTTCTGTCCCCTATGTTCCGAATGTTTTAAACAATAGTCTAAATGGTGATGCTAATGGTTACAGAGTTAATATAAGTGAAACTCCTGCTGCTGCTCCGTTTTTGCGTTTACCTTCTTATGATTCTGGAACTTATGTGATCGATTATGTTATCAACAAAACGACCCTAGGAACCGCAGTGAGGACTGGCAGGTTACATATTACTGTAAATTTCGGTTCTTCAGATTATCACATAAACGATGATTTTAGTTATACAGGAAATCCAAACGTAGAGAATATAAAATTTTCTGCAGGTCTAAATGATTTTAACTCCGATGCAGTAACTGATACATTAGAAGTTTATATATTTAATCCATCAGGAAACGGCGTAGGAACCCTCAACTATTCTTATAATTTCTTAACAAAATGATTTTTTTTGATAAGTTTGAAAACAGGCTCAAATATTGGAAAACCTTGAGAGAAAATTTAGAGACTCACGAGGACCCAATAAAGAAGACCATTGATTTTTGGAATACTGCTCCGATCAGTTCCTTAACGTGTGATCCGTTCAATCAAACCACCTGGCCAGAAGCATGGCAACTGATATACGAAAATAACTATTGTGACTTTACTAAAATATTAGCGATATATTATACTTTGAGTCTGACTGATAGATTTTCTAAAGAATATTTTGAAATACAAATAATCGTGGACCAGAAACGACAAGAGATATTTTATGTTCTCCAAATGAATGATTTGATCATTGGGTATCATAGAGAAAAAGCAGTCCACATAAAAGATTTACCCGATCACTTATGGAAAAAAGAATGTTTTCCTATGTTTGAACAGGCAGAATAAGTGTTAAATTTTTCTTAAAAAAAATAGACAACTATCTAGATAGGTTATATAATATATGAATGATTGGAAAAGCCTGTGGTTCGTGAAACAATTTATCATCTGTAGCTAGAGAAATAAGCTATTAGAATTCACAAATAAGACCCCAAATAAATAACCCGTTATTAAAAATATGTTCGAAAAGAGGTAAAGAAAATGAGTTCACGAATTTCTGTTATTAAGAGAGATGGGCGCAAGGAAGAGCTAAATCTAGAAAAGTTACACAAAGTGGTTTTTTGGGCGACAGAGGGACTAACGGGTGTTAGTCCGAGCGAGTTAGAAATACGAAGTCAAATACAATTTTATAATGGTATCAAAACCAGTGATTTACAAGAGACACTGATCAAAGCAGCAGCTGATCTAATAACAGAAGAAACTCCAAACTATCAATACGTCGCAGGTCGTTTGATCAACTATCATCTACGCAAGGAAGTGTATGAAGAATACAAGCCTTGCCACCTTTTCGATCTAGTAAAGAAAAATGTCGATCTAGGATACTATTCTAAGGAACTTTTAAACTGGTACGATGCTGCCGAATGGGACAAGCTCAAAAGTTTCATTGATCACGAGCGAGACATGAAACTCACTTATGTAGCTATGGAGCAACTACGTGGCAAGTATCTAGTACAAAATCGTGTTACCGGAAAGATACTAGAAACACCACAAGTTTGTTATATATTAATCGCTGCGACCTTGTTCAACGGATATCCAACAGATGTACGACTACAGTGGATTAAAGACTACTACGAATGTATTAGCACACATCAAATCAGCTTACCAACACCGGTTATGGCAGGAGTAAGGACACCACAGAAACAGTTCAGTAGCTGTGTCTTGATTGAAACTGATGATAGTCTAGATTCTATTAACTCGACTACAAGTGCTATAGTAAAATATGTTAGCCAGAAGGCAGGCATTGGTATTGGAGCAGGAAGGATACGTGCTCTAGGTTCTCCAATACGCCAGGGCGATGCAACACACACAGGTGTGATCCCATTTTATAAGATGTTCCAGGCAGCGGTTAGAAGCTGTAGCCAAGGCGGTGTCCGCAATGGTGCAGCAACACTTTATTATCCGATCTGGCATCTTGAAGTAGAAGATCTCCTCGTACTTAAAAACAATAAGGGTGTCGAGGATAACAGGGTACGTCATATGGACTATGGGGTACAGTTTAGTAGACTGTTCTATCAACGTTTGATTCAAGGAGGTGATATTACTTTGTTTAGTCCCAATGACGTACCCGAAATGTATGATGCGTTCTTTAATGATCAAAACAGGTTCGCTACTCTCTATGAGCAAGCTGAACAGAATCCAAAGATACGCAAGAAAACACTAAAGGCGATCGACCTTTTTAGTTCGTTCATACAAGAACGCAAAGACACGGGACGCATATATCTGCAGAATGTAGACAATGCGAATACGCACAGCAGTTTCGATGAGTCGATCGCACCAGTAAGACAGAGCAACCTCTGCGGAGAAATCGATCTTCCTACTAGACCACTAAAGCATATATTTGACGAAGAAGGGCGTATAGCGCTCTGCACTCTGAGTGCTGTCAACTGGGGCGCTATTAGAGACCCCAAGGACTTTGAAAAGCCCTGTGAACTAGCAGTGCGTGGATTAGACGCCCTATTAAGTTATCAAGACTATCCAGTAAAAGCCGCTGAGATAGCTACAAAGGAGCATCGTCCACTAGGTGTTGGTATCATTAACTTGGCTTATTGGCTGGCAAAAAATGATTTTAAGTACAGTGATAACAGCAGTCTAGTAAAGCTCGACGAATATATGGAAGCTATGAGTTATTATCTTATTAAAGCCAGTGTAAATCTAGCCAAAGAGATAGGCCCGTGCGAACGTCCACAAGACACGAAGTATGCTAAAGGTATAGTTCCTATCGATACACGCAGTACATATATAGATACTCTAGTTCCTTATGTTGAACGCATGCCTTGGGGAGAACTACGTGAAGAGCTCAAACAGTATGGTATACGCAACGCTACACTGATGGCTATCATGCCTGCTGAAACTAGCGCACAGATCGCCAATGCCACTAACGGCATCGAACCACCGCGCAGCTATATCTCAGTCAAACAGAGCAAGCACGGTGTGCTCAAGCAGGTAGTGCCGGAGTTCCGCAAGCTGAAGAAAAAATATGAACTGCTTTGGGATCAAAAGAGCCCAGAAGGTTATCTAAACATCTGTGCTGTGCTCCAAAAGTATATCGATCAAGGTATCAGCGTTAATACCAGTTACAATCCTCAATTCTATCCAGACGAAAAGATTCCTATGAGCGAACTCTTAACTCATATGCTTAACTTTTATAAGCTAGGTGGAAAGCAGTTATACTATTTCAATAGCTACGACGGGCAAGGTGAACTCAACGTCAACAAGCTAGTAGAAGAAGTTCCGGACGATCAACCTGTCGAAGAAACCGACTGTGAATCTTGTATTATCTAAAAAAAGATAGTATTATATACATATAAGGAAATCATCGATGAGTACCGTTTTTGACAGCAAGAACCACAACGACCACACAAAAAATACAGCTTTTTTAGATCCCAGCGGCGGAGTAAGCATCCAGCGCTATGATACTCTCAAGTATAAACAGTTTGATAAACTGACTGACAAGCAGCTAGGATTCTTTTGGCGTCCCGAGGAGGTTGATATCCTCCGCGACTCTAAAGATTTCAAGGATCTAACAGCACACGAACAACATATCTTTACGAGCAACCTCAAGCGACAGATCTTGCTTGATTCAGTCCAAGGTAGGGCGCCAACAGCAGCATTTGGGCCTATATGCAGCCTTCCAGAATTAGAAAGCTGGATCGTAACTTGGACTTTCAGTGAAACGATACATAGTCGCAGTTATACACATATCATTAGGAACATCTATCCAAATCCATCTAAGATATTTGACGAGATGATGGATATAGCTGAGATCGTTGACTGTGCTAGCGACATTAGCAAGTATTATGATGAGTTGATCAATATGAACAATCGATTGGCTTCTGCAAGCCATTCTCATCTAATACCAAAACCTTACAACCATAAAAAGGCCGTATGGATGGCATTAATGAGTGTTAATATCCTCGAAGGCGTGCGTTTCTATGTCAGCTTTGCCTGTAGCTGGGCATTCGCTGAAGTTAAGAAGATGGAAGGCAATGCCAAGATCATCAAGTTTATCGCCCGCGATGAAAACCTACACTTGGCAGCAACACAGACTTTACTCAAGATATTACCTAAAGACGATCCTGATTTTATAAAAATAGAAGAAGAATGTCGAGACGCAGCTATAAAACTATTCGAAGATGCTGTCGAACAGGAAAAAAAGTGGGCCGAATATCTGTTTAAGGATGGTAGCATGATCGGTCTTAACTATCAGTTGTTATCCGACTATGTAGAGTGGATTGCCAATAAGAGGATGACCGCAGTCGGTCTCCCTACTAGGTACAAAGGCGGAAGTAATCCACTGCCCTGGACACAGAAATGGATCAGTGGTGGAGAGGTGCAGGTCGCGCCACAGCAAACGCAAATCACAAGTTATGTTAATGGTGGTGTTAAACAAGACGTTGACGAAAAGAGTTTCAAGGGATTTAGTTTGTGATTTGGTCTATACCTGAGTGTGAAACTTGTATAGATTTTGCTAAAAACATAGGTTGTGATTGGCTCGGAGAAATTTTAGTGTCTCCTGATGCTAGTTGCGACTATGATGTCTGCCACAATAACGTTAAAAATTATATATTAAGCCACAACGGTAATAGTATAAAAGGATATTATTTTTTAGAAAGCCCTTGGGGATTACAGGCTATCTTACATTCTGTTTGGCAAAGTCCCGAAGGTAGATTGATTGACATAACACCTTTTAAAGATAATCGTAATATTAATATTTTTGGGAGATTAAAGTCTTCTGATCAAATATATAAAACAAATAATATATATTCTCAGTCTCTTGATAAATATAAGCAGGAAACTGATATTATGTTTTATGTATATGCATTAATAGATCCTAGAAATAATATGCCGTTTTATATCGGAAAAGGAAAAGGTCGGCGTGCTAAGACACATCTATGGGAAATACCAGAAACACGTAATGTCTTTAAAGAAAATAAGATAAACTCTATAAGGGCAGCAGGTTTAGAACCAAAGATAGAATATCTAGCAGAAGATATCATAGACGAAAAACTTGCTTATAAGATGGAAGAAGATTTAATATTAAGATTTGGCAGGAAGGGTTATGAAACTTATGGTATCTTAACTAATATTTTATTAGACAGTAGACCCCCTAATCATAAGGGAAAAACTTATGAAGAAATATACGGTACAGATCGTGCTCAAGAAGAAAAAAGAAAACGTGCAGATTTACAAAAAGCACGAGGCGGATATGGTCCAAAGAAACATAGTGACGAAACCAAAACTAAGATTAAAGACGCCAGTTCTGGAGAAAACAACGCTATGTGGGGTAGAAAGCACTCAGAAGAAACACGTCAAAAAATTTCAAAGAATAAAAAAAGTCCTACAGGGAAGGACCATCCTATATCTAAGCATTGGATATTAGAATCTCCAAACGGAGAAATATACGAACAAATTGGAGATCTTAAATCATTATGCAAAAAGCTAGGATTATCTTTTTCAACCCTTCATATGGCACATCTGAGGAATAGGATACCAAATAGAGGACCTGCTAAGGGATGGAAGATAACTACTAAGTTAGGAGAAAAAAATGATTACACTTTATACTAAACCAGCATGTCCTTTTTGTGATCGAGCCAAGACATGGCTAGAGAATAACTATATACCTTTTGAGTCAATAGATGTAACAGCCGATAAAGATGCTCTGCGTTTTATAAAAGAAATAGAAGGACACAGGTCAGTACCTCAGATTTATTTTAATGACGAATTATTTGTTGAGGGTGGGTTTGATGGTTTGAAGAAGCAGAATCCAGTCATACTAAAGGAGAGGATGGGCATACGTCTATGATAGTTGAAAAACTCAAAACTGGCGAAGTTTATACTTTGAAGCTGATTACCGGAGAAGAAGTTATCACTAGATTAAACAGCGATAGCGATCCTCTTTATTACAATATCTATAAGCCATTGGTTCTCTCAGTTACAGCACAGGGAGTTTCTATGACTCCTTTCCTCTTTACTGCTGAGATTGAGGGTAATGTTAATATACCAAAAGCATGTGTAATAGCGTTAGCTCCAACTGAAAGATCTACTGCTGGACAATATATTAAAGGCACTTCAGGTATTCTTTCCCCAGGTGAAAAAGCTACGACACGTATTATCTAGTTAAACATCTACGTAGACGTTGGTTTGTAAAACAACGGTCGTAGTTGCTCCACACATCCTAGAATGTCCATCTCGATGTGCTGGTTTATTGTATACAAACACAGTACCGCTACCTTCCGCAGTGTCTGTTGGTGGCGGCGGATGATCTTGATCTGGTTTGGCGGTGCTATGATGTGCTATCACGGGAATGTTGTTTATGAGTACAGTCTGTGGTGATGATGCATCGTCGGCATTTAATTCACCCCCGCCATGACTGTTTGGATCCCCC